CGGAAAGGACTACTATGTTTGATTCATGATTTGAGCCACCCATGTGCCGAGGAATTATATGATGTTTGTGACTTGACATTTAATACTCCTTGTGTTACAATTACTATAATAACAATACTATTTATAATAGTATTACTTTTAACAAGTCAAATCACGATATAATGGAGAAAAGTGAATGAGTAAAAATGAAGAACGAATTGGAGAACTTGAAGAAAAAATTGAAGAGTTATTTGATTTAATTGATAATTTAACAAATAGGTATGAAGCATTTGCAGAACCTTGTGCTATTGGACATGAGCAATTATGGGAAATAGTGAGAGAAGATATACAAGGATTACCAGTGCCTAATGGTATAAATTTAAGGGATATGATATAATGAAGTTAAGTAGTCAAACAATCAATGTGTTGAAGAATTTCTCAACCATTAACCAAAACCTTGTAATCAAGGAAGGTAGTGATATTGCTACCATGTCAGCAATGAAAAACATTGTTGCAAAAGCAAAAGTAGAAGAATCCTTTACAAAAGAATTTGCAATTTATGATCTAAATGAGTTCCTATCTGCACTGTCTTTATTTGGAACTCCAGATTTAGATTTCCAAAATGATTTTGTTGTCATTACAGAAGAAGGTTCTTCTAAATCTTTAAAGTATTGGTATTCTGATCCTTCTGTAGTCACTACACCAACTAAAGATATCACTATGCCATCAAATGAAGTTAAGTTTGATTTCTCTAGTGATTCTCTTGCAGAAATTACAAGGGCTGCATCTGTTATTGGCGCACCTGATATGGTTCTTGAAAATGGTAAACTTAGGGTTACTGATAAAAAGAATACAACTGCAAATGATTATGCGACTGAATTAGATGTTCCAGAAAGTGATGTTGATTACAAATTCTGGTTCAAAGTTGAAAATCTAAAACTACTTCCTGGCTCCTATAGTGTAGAAGTTTCTTCAAAAAATATTAGTAAATTTACTAACAATAATGTTGATATAGAGTATTTTATTGCTCTTGAACCAGAATCTTCATATGATGCTTAAAGTTAGGAATTTATATTATGGAAAGTTATTTGTGGGTCGAGCAATATCGTCCCAAGGATGTAGGCTCATGCATACTTCCTAAAAATCTAAAAGATACTTTCACTGAGTTTGTTGAAAGTAATAATGTACCCAACCTGATATTATCAGGTGGGCCAGGTGTAGGTAAGACAACTGTTGCAAAAGCAATGCTTGATCATATCGGTGCCACCTATATGATGATCAATGGTTCTGAGGAGTCTGGTATTGACGTTCTTAGAACCAAGATCAGGAACTTTGCTTCTACTGTATCACTTGAAGGTGGCAGAAAATATCTAATACTTGATGAAGCAGATTATCTAAATCCACAATCTACTCAACCAGCCTTGCGTGGTTTCATGGAAGAGTTTCATAAAAATTGTGGTTTCATTCTTACTTGTAATTATAAGAATAGACTAATCGAACCATTACATTCTCGTTGTAGTGTAATTGAGTTTTCTATTCCTAAATCTGAGAAACAGAAACTTGCTTCTGGGTTTATGAAAAGAGTTATAAGTATACTTGATACAGAAAAAATCAAATATGAAAAAAGGGTTATTGCCGAAGTTATTAATACACATTTTCCTGACTGGCGCAGAACTTTAAACGAATTACAAAGATATTCAGTATCAGGTAATATTGATGCTGGAATACTAGTAAATTTGAGTGATGTAAATATAAAAGAACTTATGCATTACATGAAGAATAAGGAGTTCACTAATGTTCGTAAATGGGTTGTCGAAAATCTTGATAACGATTCTGTACACCTGCTTCGCAGCGTTTATAATAACTTGTATGATTATGTGGATGGCTCTACTATCCCTCATATCGTTGTTATATTGGGCGAGTACCAGTATAAGTCAGCATTTGTCGCAGACCAAGAAATTAATATTCTAGCTTGTTTGACAGAGATTATGAGTAGGGCAAAGTTCAAATGATTGATATATATGATGATGTATTAGAAGAACATAATGCTATTTTAGTTGATGATAATGTTAAGCAACTATCTTGGAAATATGATTATAGTTCTAATTCAAAAAAAGTAAATAAACATTGGCACGTTCTTTGTGGTAATAATGAAGAAGAATGTACTAGTGCTGGATATGATTGGGCTAATCAAATCTTCTTTGCTATATTGAGTAAATTTAAGTTCAAAGAAAAATACAATATAGAAGGTTTTAAAAGAATTTATTGCAATTCCCATACTCATGGTATTGAACCGCATATCCATACAGATGATGGTGATTTTACCATGATCTATTATCCAAGACTTGATTGGGAAGTTGAGTGGGGCGGTGGAACAGCAGTATATAAAGAAGATACTGGTAATCCAATGGACCCTAATTATAAGGAAAATTTTCAACTTGATAAAAGCGTTACCTATAAAGGTAATCGGTTAATTATTTTTGATGCTTACCTTCCACACCAAGCTCTACCAGTTTCAAGAGAATGTTATCAATTAAGAACTTGTGTTGTTTTTAAATGTAATGTTTCTGGTGGAAACCATGAACGGTTAGATTTCTATAAAAATAATTTATCTGCTGGAAACTTTAAAGTATCGATAATCGATTGATGGAGATACCTTTTATGAATAATTTTACAAATAAAATTGATTTTCTTAAAAGTATAGGCTCTAATAATATTTTACATTCTGGTCAAAATTTATTAGATCACCTTATAGGTACTAGTAATAAATTAAAAGATTTGGGTGAACCAGAATATTTACAAGATGCTGGTCTATTTCATTCTGTTTATGGTACTGTATATTTTCTTCCAGAAGATGGATTGGTAGACGATAGACAAACAATTAAGAATATAATTGGAGAAAAAGCAGAAGAGCTTGCATATTGGTTTTGTATTTTAGAAAAACCAAGGATTGATAATATTCTTAAAATTAAAAATACACAATTGAGGAAAGATTTGTTAAAGTTAAATCAAGCAAACTTAGACGATATAGCTACTTCTAATACTATGTCATGGAAAGAAGCATATGGCATATGAATTAAAAGTTAAAAGTGGAACGTATACAGCAGACAATTGGGTTGAGTTGTGGTGGGTAGTATTTCGCCACCGACTATCTCACTTCTGTAAGGGTGAAGGATTTGCTGATTAATGTATGAATTAAAAGACTACCTTAAAGCCATTAATGAAACTAAAGAACCTCTTATGGATGGTGAGGATGAAGAATGGGAGAAGAAATATCCCCCATATATCGTTAATAAGTGTGTTTCTCCTTTTCCTGATACTATTCAACTAGTTAATGAGATGAATCAATTACCACACCTAGATAAGAAACTTCAGTTTGATTTTTTAATAAATAGTCTTAGACCAAGGAAAAGATATACTCCTTGGGTGAAGGCGATGAAAGTTGATAATCTAGATTATGTTAAAGAGTATTATGGATATAGTAATGCAAAAGCAAAGTCCGCTCTTAAAATATTATCTGATGAACAAATTTCTGCCATAAAACAAAAATTAAATAAAGGTGGAATAAATAATGGAAGAGATTAATTGGACACAGGAGCAGATGTTAGAAGTCAGTCTGAAAGAACCAGATGATTTTTTAAAGGTTCGTGAGACACTATCGCGAATTGGAGTTGCTTCTAGAAAAGAAAGAAAACTATATCAATCTTGCCATATATTACATAAGCAAGGTAGGTATTATATTACACATTTTAAAGAGTTATTTGCTCTTGATGGTAAGGTTGTAAATTTATCTGAGAATGATATTGCTCGAAGAAATACAATTACAAACCTTCTAAAAGATTGGGGTTTGGTAGATATTATAGGAATTGCAGAACCAGTAGCTCCTCTTAGTCAGATTAAAGTTTTATCATTTAAAGAGAAGAGTGAATGGGAATTGTGTACTAAATATAATATCGGTAAAAAGAAAGAAGTTTAATGGAGCAATTCAAGTCTTACATCACAGAGGCAAAAGATGAACCATATCGTATTGTTGTGCTTTCTGTAGAACATGGTGATAAATCTATAACTTCTAAACGTATCAAAGAAGAAGCAGACAAGTTAAATTTACCAAACTATATTACACAAATAGATGGTTCATATATTACATATGATAATGGTAAACATACCATTCACTCTATAGATGATGATAAAGGGTTTGAATTAGATTCATCTACAATAGTATTTGTTAGAGGCACTCCAACCAAAGATAGTTCTCTAGATTTAATATCAGAGCTTGAAAAGTTAGGGGTTTGTTGTGTTAATAGTAGAACATCAATATCTATTGCAGCTGATAAATATCGTTCATACATTCGTTTAAAAGATTATGGATTAACTCAACCTAAAACTGTTTTGATAGCAAATGAAGCTTCCATAGAAAAATCTTTTGAAAATCTAGACACAAAATTTCCAATCATTTTAAAAACATTAAGAGGATCAAAAGGTGTTGGTGTTTTATTTGTTGAATCTGAAAGAGCACTAACATCTATAGTTCAACTTATATTTAAGACAGATTCCCAAGCAGATTTAATTATACAAGAATATATT